CTTTACCCTTAGTATTTGCGGTTGCGAATATGTTGAATCCTCTGGCGGGTCTAACAAATCTCCCAATCTTTTTAAGGAAAACACCATTTCCCTCAAGGATGCTCTGAAGGCAGAGGATTTTGTTAGAGGCAAGGTCGATTTCGTCAAGTAACAAGATTGCTCCTCGTTCGAGTGCTTCAATGACTGGGCCATTGTGCCATACGGTTTCACCATTAACAAGACGGAAACCGCCAATAAGATCATCTTCATCTGTTTCAATAGTAATGTTTACACGAATAATTTCTCTCTTCAATTGAGCACATGCTTGCTCAATACCAAATGTCTTACCGTTACCAGATAAACCAGTTACGAAAGTAGGATAGAACTGTTTGGATTGAATTATCTTTTTAAGATCATTGAAATGTCCAAACTTAACAAATGTTTCTTCTACTGTAGGAACAAGATTCTTTTCAGATGCTGGTGTACCAGAAGGAGAATTGAATGTTTTTTCAATTTGTTGAACTGTTTCTTGAGTTACTTCAAGATTCCATTTTCCTTTTGATACTTTATACTTTTGTAATTTTCTAGTTACTGTTTGATAAGTAATATCATTCATAGAACAGAATCCTTTGATATCTGCTGCTGTAAATTCTGACCCATAAAGAGATCTTAGTTTATCGGTAAGTTGCTCCTCGGTCATTTTAGTTTGGAAAGGCACGTAAGACATGATGTAAAATTTATTTATACACTAATTATAGTACTAAAAAAGGGGTCTGACGACCCCTAGTGGACACTTTGTTAATTGGTCTATGTTATGTTTTTGAGTTGATTGATTAGTTTATCTTTACTTTGTCTCCTATCTAATTCAACTCCTAATGTTCTACCATATGACTCTAATTCTAATTTAGACATACTATTAAAATCTAAGTCTGATGATGATTCTATATTTGAAGCAATTTCTTCCTCTGGTCTTGGTGGTAATTCATCTATTTTTTCCACTGAACCTGTAGTTACACTACCCTTTAATAGTTCTCCAAATCTTGTCATTTTTCTATTTTGATTGATAAACCTATTTATCAAGCGACAAGTTCTATAAACTCTCCTAGTATCTTTTTGTTCATCTTTTTACCTTTAAGACTCTTACCAAAAGCTTTCTTGATTTCTGCTTTTGTAGCATCTTCTTGTACTTCAAAAGTATCCTCAACAGATAAAGAATTTGATGATAACCCAAAGTAGGTATGATAACCAGCATCTTTAAGAGAGAAACATTTTTCTTTTTTCCAGTGCTTCATTATCTTTTCATACTCAGCATTATTATCATATCCAATATGTTTTCTAACAAAAGATCCAGCTTCACGAGATGGTAAAATACGTATTCCAATAAAATTCGTATTTGGAAAAGTTTGACGTAAATTAGTAATTAAGGTATCTGTAATTTCTGTCCAGTAATAACTATCACCACGACAAGCATAAGTGTGACCAGTTTTACGATTTCGAATTAAACAATTATCACTGACATTTCCATATCCCATTTCCAAACTTTCTGTATAATGATTGTAATATTCTTTGTGATATCTTATACAAGATGATTCACCATCAGTTAATACTACACATTGTACCTTTTGTACTTTGTTGTCTTTTTGAAACTGAGGTAAGATTTTATGAAGACATATAAGAGCTTCATTTAATGGAGTTCCAGAAAGATTCATTCCAAGAGGAATATCATAATAACATCTATCTTGTCTATTAAAAATACATCCTAATCTAAAAAGATGTATCATTTGCTCTTCTAAAACAGCAGACTTAACTTTACTTGTAAACAAATTCATTAAAGAAAAAGTAGATTCGATACAGATTTGACCAGGTTTTTTTTCATAAAGATCTCCTTTATCTGGATTTGGACAATCATTTGTAAAAGCATAAACCTCAAAAGGTATATTGACTTTCTTACAAAACCACAATAGATTGTATAATTGCTTTAATGTATCAAGCAATACTTGATTCATTGATCCAGACCAATCAAGAATGAATACTAGACCATGATTTTTACCATCAGGAACTATGTTAACCTTTTTAAACAGATCCTCATTATATTTGTAAGTATGAAGTTTTGTTGTATCAAGAATACCTGTTCTGGAAACAGTTGAACGAGCATAAGCATCAGCAGATTTTTTACACTCAAACTCTTTTACAAGATAGTTAACTTCTTTTCTAGCACTTTTCTTAAATTCTAAAAATTTATCATCAGCAACTTTGAATCTATCTTCTGCCTCTACAAAACCAGAATAATAATCTCTATCACCCCAACATTCTGTTTCATGATTCCAATATGATTTTATACGATCATGTATTTCTGAATTTGATATAATTATATTTTCTAGTTTAACTTCTGGTAGTTCAAGATATTCATTTTCTCTGTTTCGATTAGTATTTGTTAAATCTCTTAAAGCTTCCTCTAAATTATCAGCAGTTTCAACTTCTAGTTGCTCAAAAGCTTGTCCACCGCCAGTTTGTGGTTGACTATCATTCTCATCAGCATCACCATTTTCTACTTCTTGACCATTCTTAACTTCAAATTCTTGCTCATTCTCTTGATCACTATCATCATTCTTTGATTCACCAGTAGGACTACCTTGTGATAAATCACCATCCATTTCAAGTTCAGATTCTAAGTTTGCTTCCTCTTCTCTTCTTTTCTTAAGTTCCTCCATACAGTATTCATGAAGAAGTTTAGAAACTCTTAGAGTATCATCAAAAGTCTCACACATATCAATTTTATCAAGAATTATCTTTTCTTCTAAATTAAATGGAATATCAATAAAAGATCCAACTTTGTAGAATAAATTAACTCTATCAGCAGCACCCATTGTGGATACATCTTTGTGTTGTATCTGAAAGAAATCTTGATCAAATAATTCATTATATCCAGTATGAAAAGTTTTAGCGATACCACCATATCTTCTTTTCATTAATTTTTCAACTCTAGCATCTTCTACAATATTGACTATGCTTGGATTTATTTTAACTTCTTTCCACCACTCTGTGTCTGGAGTATAAAGAGCATGTCCGACTTCATGTGCTACTAAAGAGTCATATACGTTATTACTTGCCCTATCCCAAGTAGGAAGTGTTAGAACACGAGTATGAGTATTGAATGCTGCTGTCTCTACATTTTTGTTTTCTACAATAAGGTCTTCTGTAGCAAGAAGTTTAGCAAGTTGAGATTTGATTTCGTGATTGACTAACATGGTGGTTTTTTTATCTTATACATCTATAATAACAACGAAACCGCCCCTTGGGACGGTTGAGTAGACACTTTATTAACTGTCCACGACGTTTCTTTGCTTGTCGTAGAGCTTGTGGTTTTAACGTTCGTTTCTGTGGTTTACCAGAATTATGTTGCCAGTTTGGAACTTTCATTGTCCTTAAGTTATTTTACGAGAGAATCCTTTTATTTTATCAAACTTTATGACAGTTTCAAATTTGTCACTCAGTTCAGTTTTATGAGATATGATAAAGATGTTAGCACCTTTTATTATATATCTAATAATTTTCATAAACTCATCAGTTCCAAAACCATCAAGAGAACTATCAAATACCTCATCCATAATTAATAAATTAGTATTTACTGAGTTCTTAACCCTTGCTACTTCTCTCCAAGTGAACAAAAGTGCTAGATCAATTCTCATCTTTTCACCTTCACTGAAAGAAGAATATGAGAAATCTTCATGTATTGGAGATTTAATAGTTTCATTAAACTCCTCATCCAAAGTAAAATTAATATAGAAATCCATCAATTGTAGATATCTATTTACTTGTTGATTAATAAAAGGTAAGTATTTTTTTATAATCTTTGTCTTAACTCCATCATCTTTAAGTAAAGAATAAGCAAAATCATAATGAAGTACTTCGTCTCTTACGTCTGATAAGTCAGACATTGTTTCTTTTAGATTTGTTTTGAACTCAACTAGTTTCTCATTTTCAGTATTTCTATTTTTAAATCGTTCGGTAATAGTTTGAATTTCAGATTCCAGATCTCTGATCTGTCGTTGAAATCCAGAAATCTTAGTATTGTTTTGAGAAATGTCATGGTTGAGTTTTGTAATCTCCTTAGATAAATTATTAAAATGACGCTCTCGGTCTTGTTCGGTTTTGATAGATTTTTCAAGGTCTTCGAACCCTTTTTTTAATTCCCTCGCTTTAGTTTGAACGTCATTAATTTTATTTAACCGAAACGATTCTTCTATAGATTGAGTACATGTAGGGCATGTTACATTATCACTAAAGAACTTGTGTTCCTTGGTTATAGTAGATACTTTTTGGGACAATTTACCTTTCAAATTGTTAAGTTTCAGTAACTTTTCACCAGCACCAATTAATTCTTTTTGTTGCTCAGTAAGACCATATACACTATCTTCCAATCCTTCAGTTTTCATAATGAGAACACAAATCTCATCACTTAGAGAATTTTTTTTCTTCTCATTTTCAGTAATACTATTCTTTCCCTGATCCTCTAATTCTTTGATAAAACTCTTTTGCATTTGAATTTTATCTTTTACGTTATCTTTTTTAAAGGTCAATGACTTTATTTTTTCTCTTTGCTCACGCATTTTTTCTTTAATCAAATGATTCATCGCAGAAAAGATACGAATATCCAACAAATCCTCAATTACATCTCTACGATTAGATCCAGACAGTTGCATAAAGGGAACAAAAGTACTACTACCTAGAATTACAATTTGAGTAAAGGACTTATAATTTACTTTTAAAATAGTTTCTTCCAATATTTTCTGCATTGATCGATCATCTGCCTGTTTATTCATTACAGTTCCATCAACATCAATCTCAAATATATTTGGTTTTATACCTCTTCTTACTAAGTACTCTCTACCATTTAAGTCGAATACAACCTCAACTAAACAATCTCTTTCATTTGTAGCATTGATTAATTGTGATTTGTTTATCTTACGAAACGGTTTATTAAACAGACTAAAGGTCAAGGCATCCAACATCGTAGATTTACCAGCACCATTTGTACCAATAATTAAATTAGTATCACTGTGTTGAAAATTAATTTCAGTCCACTGATCACCAGTAGATAGAAAATTTTTCCATCTAATTGTTTTGAATATTATCATCCTTTGGGGGTATTACTATGTCTTCAGGTGTAATTACAGCATACTTATAATTATATACCATACATGTCTTTAACGCAAGTTCTTCATCAATTTCTATAACTTGCATTGGTTTTTCATACAATTCATTGTCCTCTAACATTAAAGCATATCGAGTGGCATCATCCTCTTCTTCAAACATAAACAATACTTTATCGCCCTGATGATCTTGAACTGCATAAGCACCATCATCTTTTCTGTTTTGGAGTGTGAGAAGAAACATTAGTCTACCTCGCAAGCTTGTCTGTACAGGTCTTGAAAAATACCCTTTATAATATTTTTATCATATTCGAATTCAGATTCATCAATATATCTATTTAATATAGATAAAGTGTTTTCCTCTTCATCTATTTCAAAATTTTCATTTTCTTGAATAACAAAGTTTTCAATTATCTTCAAGTCTTGAACATTAGAGGAGTATAATTTATCTATAAATCTCTCAAATTGCTTAGTATTTGTTTTTTTCCTAACAATTACTTTTACAAGTTTATT